ACCAGTAAGTAAAAGCACCAATGAGAGCGATCTAACAGTTGAGTTGGTTAACGGGGCAAAGATACGCTTATTCGGAAGTGATAACGCAGATGCCATGCGTGGACTAGGCTTTAACGGGGTATACCTAGACGAGTATGGAGACTTCAAACCTAGCGTGTGGGGTAATGTGATACGCCCAACGCTGAGTGACAGACTCGGGTGGGCTGTGTTTGGGGGAACTCCGAAGGGCAAGAATCAGTTTCACGACATATACAGGGTTAGCCAAGCAACGCCAGATTGGTTTCTCTTACGACTACCAGCAAGCGCATCCAAGTTGTTGCCTGCGTCAGAATTGAAAGCCGCACAAGAGCAATTGAGCCAAGACCAGTATGACCAAGAGTATGAGTGCTCATTTGAGGCAGCTATCCTCGGGGCGTTCTACGGGGTGGAGATGCGCCAAGTCGATACCGAGGGCAGAGTTAGAGACCTCAAGTTTGACCCAGATGCACCAGTATTCACAGCGTGGGACTTAGGTTACCGAGATGACACAGCGATCTGGTGGTATCAGGTAGTCAGGGGTGAGATTCATGTGATGGACTACTACGCGGTCTCAGGCGCATCCATCGAGGAAATAGCCAATGTTGTGAACAGCAAGGGCTATCGGTACACCAAGCACTTTCTACCCCATGATGCTAGAGCCAAGACCCTTGCATCGGGGGGTAAGTCTATTGTTGAACAACTAGCCAACCACCTTGGTGGGATGGGCAAACTAGCCATAGTGCCAGAAATAGGTGTTCAAGACGGCATACAGGCGGTGCGGATGATTCTCCCGAAGTGCTACTTTGACCCGATCTGTGATGAGGGGCTAGAGGCACTCAGACAGTACCAAAGAGAATATGATGAGGACAAGAAAACTTTTCGTCAAACTCCAAGGCATGATTGGTGTTCACACCCCGCAGATGCGTTTAGAATGCTTGCAGTCGCGTATCGACAAGACAAGTCAAACGAACCCCAACCTAAAGGGAAGACTTTACAGACGATCACGTTAGACGAATTGTGGGATTTTGAAACTACACATAAAGAGGAACGGATATGAGCCAACCAGTAGCAGAAGTCGGTGGATACAAGAACATCACAGCAACGGGGGCGGTCTCGACAGGGGCTTGTCAACTCATAGGGTTCTATGTCAACAATACATCAAGTGGAACGCTAGTCTTGCGTAATGGCGGTGCAAGTGGTGATGTAATGAGTGGGACGATCACACCAGCGATTGGGTTTCACCGATTCCCCGCCTATGTAAGCAGTAGCGTTTACGCAACCATTGGTGGCACTTTGGATGTGACATTCTTCTACGCGGCTTAATATGTACGAGAACGCCTATGACGATGGGGCTTATGAGGAAGACCAAGGCCCGTACTGGCACGACCAACTAGACAAAGCCGCCAAGGTCTTTGACAAGTGGGAAAAGCGCGGTAAGAAGGTAGTAAGACGCTACCGAGACGAGCGCGATGCCATTGAGATGCCAAGGATGAAGTTCAACATCTTGTGGTCGAACATCTCTGTGCTGTTCCCTGCGCTCTACGGACGCATGGCAAAGCCAGAGGTAAGTCGTAGATACAGCGACCAAGACCCCGTAGGAAGATTAGCCTCTACGATGCTAGAGCGCGTAATCGAGTATGAGGTAACACAGTTTGGTGACTTTGACTCTGCGATGCAAGGCGTGGTGCAAGACAGACTATTGCCTGGTCGCGGTACAGCGTGGGTGCGTTATGAGCCAATCATTATTGGACAAGAAGCCCCAGAAGCTGCGACAGGCATCGAGCCACAAGAAGGCATCGAGATCACCAACACAGAGGAAGTCGAGCGCGTTGACTCAGCGCACAGCCCTGTGGATTATGTCTATTGGACAGATTTCTTACATTCACCCGCCCGAACATGGGATGAAGTCTGGTGGGTAAGCCGTTGGGTCTACATGACACCCGAAGAGGGCATCGAGCGTTTTGGTGATGTGTTCAAGAACGTACCTCTGCACGACCAAAATGACGATATAGACTCCAAAAACCCAATGACCGCGAAAGCGACCTATGGCAAGAAGGCTAAAGTCGCTGAGATATGGAACAAGCGCACAAAGAAGGTCTGTTGGGTTGCCAAGGGATACCCCCAAGCACTTGACGAGCGTGATGACCCTCTTGAATTAGAAGGGTTTTTCCCTTGTCCAAAGCCTTTATTGGCTACTACGACAAACGGGTCGATGATTCCAGTACCAGATTACTGCGAATATGAAGACCAAGCCCAAGAACTAGACAACCTTACACAGCGCATTTACCTATTGGTGAAGGCTTGCAAAGCGGTCGGTGTGTTTAACGCTGAATTCAAGGAACTTGGGCGGTTATTCACAGAGGGGGTGGACAACAAACTATTCCCCGTGACTGCATGGGCGGCAATGAGCGAAAAGGGTGGACTAAAAGGCGCGATAGACATGATGGACACAAGTGCCATCATCAAGACCTTACAGCAACTTTATCAATCCCGAGAGGTTGTCAAGCAATCCATCTACGAAATCTGTGGAATATCAGACATTATTCGTGGTGCAAGCAACGCAAACGAAACACTCGGGGCGCAACAACTAAAAGCCAACTTTGGTAGCCTCAGATTAAGGGCTACTCAAGGCGATGTGGCGAGGTTTGCTACCGATCTGTTCCGCATCAAGGCTCAGATCGTCTGTAAGTTTTACCCACCAGAGTTGATTGTCGAGATGTCTGGGGTGATGAACACGCCAGAGGGTCAGAATCCGCAATTGTTGCAAGCTGCGGTGCAGATGCTCTCAAACAGCACGATTCGAGACTTCCACATCCAAGTTGAGGCAGACACACTAGCGCAGATTGACGAGCAAGCAGAGAAACAGAATGCTACTGAAGCAGTCCAAGCGATTGGTCTGTTCTTACGCGATGCTTTGCCAATGGTTCAGCAAGCCCCTGAGATGCTACCAATGGCAAGTGAAATGCTATTGTTCTTGGTACGCAGATACCGCGCTGGACGCAGTCTAGAGTCGGCTATCGAACAAGCAATGAAGTCATTACAAGCCAAGGCACAGCAAGCGATGGCACAACCACCTCAAAATCCTGAGATGATGAAGTTACAGGCTGAACAGCAAGCCGAACAGATGCGTATGCAAGCCCAAGCCCAGAGTGATCAGATGAAGATGCAAGCACAGGCTCAACTTGAACAAGGCAAAGCCCAACTTGAGATGCAAATGCAACAAGCGAAAGCCCAAGCAGATATGCAACTAGAGCAAATGAAAGAACAGTTTGCCCTACAACTTGCCAACAACGAGTTACAAGTTAAGGCTCGGGAAATGCAAGGCAAAGAGGAATACGAGCGTTGGAAAGCGGAACTGGACGCTGCGACCAAGATCATGGTGGCAAGGATTGGAAGCAACCCTGGCGTGGACTTGCCCGTTATCGAAGCTGCCTCTGCTCAGATCACCAATGAATTGGGTGGGACTATCGTTCAAGCAATGGACAAAATGGCACTTATGCACGACCAAATGGCTAACTTACACGGGCAGACCATGCAAAACATTGGCGAGGCGATGCAAAGGCTTAACGCGCCTAAAAAGGTTGTGAGGGGTGCTGATGGTTTAGTTATCGGGGTAGAAACAGTATGAGCCTAGTCCTTGCTGATCGGGTTAGAGAAACAACTGATTCAACGGGGACTGGCACGATTACCTTAGGTGGCGCGGTCACGGGGTTTCAGTCATTCTCAGTCATTGGTAACAACAACACAACCTATTACACGATAGCAGGCACTACGCAATGGGAAGTGGGTCTTGGGACTTACTATGGCGGTACTTTAACCAGAGACACAGTTCTATCTTCTTCTACGGGGTCTAAGATTGACTTTAGCGCAGGCTCTAAGGATGTGTTTGTTACCTACCCTGCTGGCAAGTCAGTCAATGAAGACGCTAACAATCGGGTATTGATTCCTTATACAAGTGGCACAACCAATGTTGGGTCTTTAAATGTAGGGGATGCCACGGGACACACAGACTCGGGCGTTATCGCGGGATTTACTGCTAGTGAGCCGTTATATCTCTATACAAGTTTGCAAAACACAAGCGCAGCAAACACCAGTTATGCAAGTTATGCGGTCAATGATGGCGGTCATACCGCTTATGGCGAACTAGGCATTAATAACGCTAATTACAGTTACTCGGCTGCGGGGTTTCCTAACAACGGGTTTTCTACGCCATTGGCTAGTTTTGTGGAATCCTATGGTGGCCCGTTAGTCTTGGGGTCATGGGATAACCAAAAGATAAGCATGATCATCAATGGTGCTGTTAGCACTACGGACGCAATGACCATCAACACCAATGGGTCGGTAGCGTTTAATGGTCAAGTAGGAACTGCGGGGCAAGTCTTACAAAGCAATGCGACAAGCGCACCGATTTGGGTTACGCCAGCAAGCGGCACAGTTACAAGTGTTGGTGGCACAGGAACAGTAAACGGCATCACATTAACAGGCACAGTTACTACTTCTGGTAACTTAACTTTGGGCGGAACGCTAGACCTATCTAGCCCCCCTGCTATTGGTGGAACAACGCCAGCCGCAGGGACTTACACAACGCTAAGTCTTACAGGCACAAGCAATCAAGTATCTAGCGTAGCGGTAAGTTCAGACCCTGCCGCCCCGTCTGCGGGTAACTTAAAGACATTTGCTAGAACTATTGCGGGTGGATATACAGCACCAGCGTTCTTAAATGCTACGCAAAACGTGGCAATGTTGCAACCAGCATGGGCTAACAAAAGAATAGGAATTTGGACTCCAGTAAACAATAGCACTACGCCAAGTATTACAGGTTTATCACCATTTTCAGGCACAGCAACAGGAAACACTAATGCAACCACTAATTTATTTACAAGGGCTATCAAGACAAATTATCTTAGTTCAGCAACTGCTGGCACATTAGGTAATTTATATCAAACAACAAGTGCATATACCCTTGGAGTGCCTGGAACGCCTAATATTGGCGGTTTTTATTATGTTATTCGGTTTGGAATTGCTGATACTGTTGCATCGCCAAGAACATTTATTGGTCTAGGAAGCACATCTGCGCCTACAAACGTAGAACCATCTACATTGATAAACTCAATTGGCGTTGGGCAAGGTGCGGCAGACACTAATTTAAAAATATATTATGGCGGTTCTGCGGCTCAAACACCTATTGATTTAGGGTCAAACTTCCCAACAGGAACATCAGCAACTGATTGGTATGAATTAACTTTGTTTGCGCCACCTACATCTAACAACACAGTTTATTACCAAGTAATTAGGCTCAATACTGGTAATGTGGCCTCTGGAACGCTAACAGGAACTGCTGGAACTGCTTTGCCAGCAAACACAACTAAGTTAGCAATTTCTAATTGGAGAACCAATAATGCTACTGCCTCTGCTGTAACTTTGTCTATTGGCGGTATGTATATGGAAACGGATTACTGATGTACACAATAATTCTTGACCAAGGAACAGT